CTTCGCAATATCCAAGTTTCTTGAGTTGGGATTCTCGTTGCCCTTGTAGGCATTGAATTGATGGAAAGGCTTTTGTTGGTAGTTCTGAGTCCATCCACCATCGGCGGTACCAAAACGACCATCAATGCGAGATGTATCGGCGCGCACTGCTGTCAAAGCACCACCTTGCTTGAGGGCACTCTCCCGAACATTCATACGACCTCTGTTACCCATACGGTTCGCCTTACCTCTGCGATCTTCTGGACGGAAACCATACTTCATCAATTCTTCGTTATTCTTTGTTGTAATTTGGGCAGCTGCGCTTGTAGAGTAAGCACCACTGAAGTTTGTAATACCTGGAGCTGCGTGACTTGCGTGGGCAAATTGCATGTCATTGCGATCACTCTTGAAACGAGTTGGGTCTTGTGGCATCGTCTGGGCTGAAACAAAACGCTTCGCGCCATTGAAACCAAGTCCATCCGCGCGGAGACCGGTCTCTGAACGGTTGGTGGTTCGCATAGTTTTCTGGTGACTCGCTCTTGGTATAGCACCGGACATACCCTGAGCCCGTCCTGCCATTGTGGGAAGACGGGATGGGAGGTATGCTGTGGTTTCGGGTTTATTGTGGGTCAATTGACCAACAACCGCCGCACGACCACCGGTAACATCCGCAGCTGGACCTGATCGGCCTGGGAGTGTAGTGAGACGGTATTCACCAACATTGATTGGATTCACACGGAACATCTGTTGGAAACCACCTTGCGCTGGGGTATCGGCACCAACACCCAAACCTGGACCAACCATTTGTTTCTCAATTGGTGAAAGGTTGTTCATGCGACCGGTATCATACATACGGTTTCTCATGTTGAGAATCTCCTGACCACCGCTTCGTTGTTGGCGACCAATGTCTGCGAAACTCGCCATCTCCATCTTTTGGGGAATTTCAACGCGTGGCTCAAACTCATTTTCAACGAATTGTGGGACTGGGTCCTCATCATAGACAACTTGTGGTTGTTGAACAACTGGCTCTGGTTGTGCTTGTGCTTCGGGCTTGTTGCTCAAAGCCCTACCAGCGTAAATTAAACCAGCGACGGCTGCAAGTGAAATGGGATCGGCCATTCTTATTTTTTAGTAACATTTTTATTAGCGTATCTTTGTTGAAAAAGTCCGTTCTGGAGTTCCGCTCGTGTACTGGTTGGCTCATAACTCATGGTACGGAGAGGCACTTTGCACTCCATATTGGAAAGTGGAAAGAGGTTGCGCTCATAGGTTGGAACAATAACTCTACCAAAACGGGTAGTTGATTGTGGACGAAGTTGGTCACTCACATCAATGTACTGCGCTGGAGAACCCTTACCCGCCATGTATGGAGCTGTGCCATAGAGCATGGTGTTTGGGCGGCACCCACCACAGTTAATAGAACTGGGCTGAGGGTACACGAAGACTTCTTCCGTCGCTTTCACTGCTGGGAGAGCACCCGAATTCTGAACGATCGCAAGACCAGGCTGAAGTTGGTATGCCATTTATTATTACATGAGAATATTTATAATCTAAGCTGGGCCAATGCCATGACCTCTATGAGAAACTCGGCTATCACCCGCTGGATCAAGTCCGGCAAACGCTTCAAGCTGAACACCACGGGCATTTGGATTACACAATTCTGGGTTTGATCTACAATCACGCCCATTTTTTGGTCCGTAGCACCATTCCGCGAATGAAGTTTGGTCGCCTGGAATTTTAGAAACAGGTGCTGTCACAAATTGACGAGCCGCCGCATTGCGCTGGTATTGGGGGAGGGCTGAACGAGAACGCCCCGCGTCATATGGAATACGGTCATCTAACATACTTTTGACAATTGGCTTAACAGTTGGGTAGTAGCACGCTTCAAGGCGGTTAGGGGCATCTGTGTAATCTGTGATGAGGACATTACCCATTGGATTGTCTTGGGTTGGCATTTGACAACTACTTGAAGCCATCCCATAAGTTTCCTTAACCATTTTTGACTTGTAAAGAATATAAAGAACGCCGAGAACGGTACCACCAAGAACAAAGATTCTTGGATCACGACGAATGAGATAAATGACACAGCACGCGTAGATCACAAAACGCGATGCTGCGTTAATTCTGTCTTCTGGAGATTGATCGCGATTTGGCCAGAACTGCGAGACTTGATCAGCCCGGATGAGTTGCTGAGGATCGTCAAACCAAGCCTTCATTTAGTATAGCTTGAGGTTTATTTTTTAGCCATGCCCCCAAGCATGCTGCCCATCATCTTCATGAGTGCGTCTTGATCAATCTCACCACCTTCAGTCTCCATCTTGTCAGCGCAGTCCTTCGCAATACCCTCAATGAGGTTGAGGGTCTCGGCTGGGATAGCAGTAATGGTAGTACCCAACATGTAGAGGGTCTGGAGGTATTGCCATGTAGCAGCCTTGGTATTGGCACTCATACGAGCCCAATAGCTCTTGATGTTGAGGTCCTTGAGCATTTCAATCTTTTCAATTTCCTCGAGGATGAACTTCTCATCCTTTGCAGAGATCCTGTCAGCGTAAGGGGTCACACCCTTCATAAATCCATCAACAATAATGCGTGGATTCGTCTTCTTGAGCATTTCAAAAGATGTAGTCATCTTCTTGATTCCGGTTTCATCTGGAAAAGTCTTGTGCAATTCCACAAGAAATTGGGAAAGCATGTCATTGAACGCAGTGACAGACGCCATTTTCTTATTCGTAGGGTTAAATCTTTAAGTTTAGAAAGGGTCGTTAGAAATAGCCTCTCTCTGACCAAGACCATTCGCGACGATAAAATAGACAAGGATCGCATTTAGGACCGCTGGCTTGGTATATTTATTGAGTTCTAATTTGCCCTCGTTATTGAGTTGGGCCTTAAGGTGAATGTAACCAGCGGTGATGGCCGCGGCGACGAGGGCGGCGCTCATGGGGTCTCGGAGATATTCGGACAGATCTTCCATTTAATTATACGCAGTTTTTTTTACACGCTGTTCTGGGGCATCCCCAAAGAAGACATCCTCATCCTCTTCCTCAATTGGTTCTGGCATTGCTTCTGATTCGGTGGGGATGGCATCTGTCACGGGTTCTGGTGCTGGGTCTTGGACACCTGGAACAGTCTTAAATTCGTTTTCAAGACCTGTTGGTTGAACGGGCTCTTCTTCGGCACCCATCATTGGCTCGTCTTCTGGAAGTGGTTCGGGTTCTGGGAAAGACTCTTCAGCGGGACCATCAAAGACATCTGGATCTTCACCATCGTGAACCTCACCATCAAGATCAATGTCACGCATCTCAGCAGATTGAGACATGTAGGTCTGGAGGATTTCCTGGACTGGAATGAGCTCCTTCACAGTGGCCTCAATGCACACAGAGAAACGACGAACCAATTGTTCATCACGAACATATTCACTCTGTTCTTCATGGAATACATATGGATCCTTGTAGAGATCCTTGGCAACATTGTTGTAGCAAGTTTGAATGAAAACCTCATTGCTTGGCAACTTGAGGCTGATCTTCTTGTTGTCCGCCTTGAGACGAACGGCTGAGAGAATCTTGGTTGATGCAACAAAGACTGCCGCCAAGAGATCATTGAACCAAGCACACCGGTTCGCGATGTTATCACTATGTTGCTTAGACATAGCGTTAGACCAGTTTGGCACTTCCTTCAGCAACTTTTGGAACATAATGAGGGTCTTTCGCCCTTTGGAGAGCTTGGTCGCTTCATCATACATATCCTGAAAAACTTCAATCATAGGTGGACACATGAGGAGGTAGAGTTGGTTCATGTACTCCTTCTTCGCTTCTACCATAATATTGAGATTGTCCATTTATCATTGAGTGTGTTTTTAATAGTGACCGTCCTACGCACCTCTCCTGTACTTATCTGCCATCTTTTTGAGATTCATGAGGTCTGGGAACTCAGTTTCATCGGGTTCATTCACTTTCTGCTTCACCTTTTTGGGTATGATCCATGAGACATACATATCATAGTCACTCACAAGTCGTACATCAAAACCACCCAACTTAAGCTGTCGCATGATGTATCTCGCGGCCGCACCCCTATCAAATGTAGGATACCCTACGACAAATGTTGGGACTGTGAGAAATACCTGTTTATG